TTACACCAACGGGTAATCCTAATCCTGCTTTCTTTTCTTCTTCAATTTCATTTTCCATTTCTTGAATTTCATCGTCTGTTAAACGGAGAACATTGCGTTGGATCCATGTTTGAGAGAAATAACGACCTGTGTATGGGTCTATGTTTGCCAATAAAGACAATCGGTCACGCATTAATTCTGCTTCTTTTAACTCACTAAAGTTATTATCTTTAATGAAGTCATAGTGGATGTTTTCTTTAAATTCATCCCATTCTTCATTGGTACAAATACCTTTGAGAACGCATTGAACTCTAAGTGTTTGGTTAAACAAATCTGAGAATTTGTTTCTTAGTCGGTCAACAAACTTAGAAAACTTCAATTCGTCACGGGTAATCTCATTGGTACGACCAAGAGAGAAACCAGAGTTTTCAGGATTCAATCGAGAAACCGGCACATTAAGTGCTTTATATAGTTTCTTTTCAAAATATTTAACATCTTCCAATTCACCTAAATTTTGGCCACCAGGTAATGTAGTAATCTCTGTACCTTTTCCACCTTCACGGCGAGGTAACCAGAAATCTTCCAACATAGAAAGATGTTTACGGTCATCACGAACTTCACCAGTACTTGCATCGTATACCAGTTTGTTCTTATACTTGACCATGATGTCACGGAGATATTGTTCCGCTTTTAATTTCGGAAGGTTACCCACGTCAATATAAAAAATACGGCGCTCGGGAGCACGACTGATACGATAAATGACTGTAGCATCTTCAATCATCCTTAACTGGTTAAGTGGTTTGATTGCTTTGTGTAGGTAAGACAGTACTGTTGCACGGCGACTGTCCATGAGGACAGAAACCACGGAGATGATGGAATCAGTTGTGATACGAACACCGATAGGTCCAAAGTTTTGTGATGAACCTGTGGTGACCTTGTCGTTGAAGATGTAATATTCATTAATTACATTCATCATTTCCACACCAGTACGCTCGTCTTTGTTTTTCTTTACTTCACGAACCTTACGAAGTTTGCGTGGATCGATATAACGGAGTTCTTTGATGCCTTCATTAGGCTTAGTCTGGTCAATAATAATGTGGTAATACATCTTACCATCAACATAATATCTACGGAAGATATCTTGTGCCATATTGTTGTAATTTAACAATCTTAAAACGGTATTGAATTCCGTTCTGATGGCATTTTTAATCTTTTCTGGTTGTTTAAGGTTGTCCAGAACCAACTTGATAATCTTACCATCATCGTCTTGACAGATTGCTTCACCAATAATATCATCGATTGCCGATTCAATTTCTGGTTGCATTGCCATCTCACGATAACGAGAAATAAGTTCTACATCATTTTTTGCTGTGCCGTCTAGGTCAACGTATGTTCCATAATAAGCGGCAGAGGTAATAGTAAGCGCACCGTCATCGTTGGCCGGAGGCGTAAAGGATTGCTCCACGGACTTGGTTTCTTCATCCTTGTTCCGCGCAATTGTAAAACCGAAAAGTGAGAATTTATTTGCCATAGTATTTTATTCCAATTCAAAAAAACATAATGAGGAGAACCAAAGTTCTCCTCGTAATATAATATAATTAATTTGTTGTATCAGTTTCCCACCATTGATAGGCAAATGTTACGCCATATTCTTCAATGGTATCATTTGACGACCAATCTAAATCAATTGGTGCCAAATCAAGTGGATACATTCCAACAAATTTGTAAGTTTTCAAAGCTTCGCCAGTTTTACCATACTGTGTGACAGAAGCATCTACTGTATATGAAGATGGACTGCCAGCAGCAGTATTACGCACATTGGTAGCATGACTATTAATAGAATTCATCCATGATTCGATAGAATTACGAACCGTGAAATCTTCATCATTAATAATTTGCAGTGTCCAGTCAGCAAATGTTCTGTTACCAGCAAACTTTAGTTCACGACCAAAGTAATAAACTGGAACTTGACCAATTGTTGAACCAGGTAACTGAGCAGCTTTGGCCATAAATGTTGCTTTTTGGCCGGCTGCTTGTCCGTTGGCGGCAATAGCTGGGAAGGTTAATGTTACTTGAAATAGATTGGGACGAGCACCGTCACCAATCATATTCGCTCTAAATTCTGCTACGTTGAATGCCATTTGTAATCTCCTATATCGTTGTATTATTTATTAGAACTTACCAACGACTTCTGTGAAATCAACACCAGTTCTTACTGCAACGAAATTCAACTGAATGAAGTTGATTGAACGAGCAGGTTTAACATAGATGTCACCAACAAACTGATTGGCACTAATAACTTGGTCTGTATTATTTGTAGTATCACAAACAACACGGAAGTCATAGATACCACGGCGACCTTGAATATCTCTCAAGAATGGTGTTACTAAAGCAACAAATTGAGCACGGGTAAACTCATCGTTAAACTCAAATAATGAATACTTAGCAGCGGTTGCAATTGCTTTTTCTAGAACAATAAACAATCTTCTGACGTTAATACGGTCAAATGCAGACGGTTTTGATTGTAAAGTCTTATCACCATAAAGAACAATACCGTTACCGGGGAAAGAAACGACAGGGTTAATACCTTGTGCATACAATGTATCACGTTCTGTTTTGTTTGGATTCCATGCTAAACGAACTGCGTTCTTAACTGCACCACGATTTAAACCAGCAGGTGAGAACCATGGGTCACGAACGGAGTCAGTATTAACACAGAGACCAGCAATATCAGCATTTAACGGAATATAACGATATGTGTTATTGTACTTGTCGAACATATACTTCCAACCAGAATCAGCAACAGCATACGATGTGGAACGAGCTAAAGCAGTATTCCAAGTGGTAATGTTTGTTGTTTCATTGCCGGATTGGTTAATTACATTTGAAGATGGTGGAGAAACAAAAGCAATACAATCTTTACGAGCATTAGCAACATTATCAATAACATATTGTTGAACAGTAATATTTGCATCACCAGTAATAGCTAAAGAAATATCTACTTCATCGTGTGCAAATCTATCCCAACTGACCGCTAAATTTGCTGTAGCAGGAGCTTCATCACGACCTTTTCCTAATCCTACAGTCTGTGTGGTGGCAACTGTTGCAAATGATGTATTTGCCATTGCATGACCCCAAGTACTGAAAGTATTGGCATAATCAACAGCATCAACACCATAAACATATTTGGAATTATTATAAAGAACATTTTTCCAATAATTTGAGTTACCTAATGAATCGGTAGCATCTGAAGCTTTAGACAAATAAGGATAAACTTCCAATACTGTATTTTTAACACCAGTGAATAAACCACCAGAGTCAGTAACAATAATGTGAACTTCATCGTTAGCACCACCGGCAGCAGCACAAGCGGCTGATGTACCTGGAGCGCCATTAAAATAACCAGAAACATTAACACCATTTACTGTCCAAGTGGAAAAAGTGGCACCAGCATCAAGAGTTGAAACGGTTAATGAATTACCTATTACTCCAGGATATTTTGCAATATAAGAACCTACAGCAAATCCATTATTATTATTTAAATAGACGTTTTCAAATACTGATTCGTTTTCAATTTTAACACCTACGTTTGTAACGGTATTTGCAATTGCGTTATAGCAGTTTGCGCCTACTGAACGAACCACTCTAAGATTGTTACCGTAAGCTAAGAATGAAGCAGCAGTAAAGAATGAAACATAGTTATTACTGTCCGGCTTACTAAAGACATTTACTAGTTGTGTTTCATCTGCGATTTGTTTTCTAACATTTACGGGACCCCATGCGAAGTTTCCCACAAAAGCACCGGCTGTAGTTAGTACCGAAGGGACGACCGTTGTTAAGTCGATTTCGGATACATTTACGCCTGGAGAGATTTGGAATGCCATTTGATTATCTCCTTGAATATGATGTTGTATTGGCAGTTATAATACCATGATAATATTTATGTAAGGTCATATTTAGAGATTTTCAAACGAATCTTGCATAAAGCCTGCATATGCCTCGCCACCGTTTGCTAGTTCCCAAACATCACCATCAATAACTTCAAATGAATTATTTAACCCATTCTCAATAATAGGTGCCGGTAGCACTTCCTCATCCAATTGATTCATGTTTTCCAACTGGATTTGTTTTCGAATATCGTGGTTAACGATTTCTTTAAAGTATTTTTGTGTTGCCGCCCAAGCAAACAACACTAAAGTCATGGCCATATCATCATTGGCATCACCTTCAGCAGCAAAAGATGTCTTATTGGCCACAAAGGTAGTTAATTCTGAAATGGTATCAAAATCAATAATTTGTAATTTGTCACCTTCAATTAAGGTTTTTAGGTTAGAACAACCCACCCTTTTGACGGCTGGTGACATTTTGACACCCATTTGGACACCACGACCGAATCCACTATGTAGTTGTTGTGGTTTCTTATTACCTGTAAAGACCTTCCAGAGATTCTCATATTCAAGGTCTTGGTGAATAATATCAGCAACCTGTGGATTATTATTAATTTCTACCAAAATATAAGCATCATTATACAACCTAGCGGCATTATGAATTACCGTAGGAAACAAAATAGGTGATATCGATGAGGACTTATAGGTTGCTACTTGTCGGTAAGGTGTGGTCGATATATCAAACACGGAGAAAGCAGAACTATCTAAGTTTCGACCTTCAGAAACGTCAACCGTAATACAATACAAGTGGTCCTTAAGCGCTTCTTCATCACCTTTGATAGGATGTTCATAGATATTAATCTTATCGTGTACCGCAATGGGATTTTTAAATGTTAAAGCTTGTAACTTTTGACCAGAAATGAGAGTATTACTGGATCCTAAGAACTCAGTTTCAAACTCCTGTCTAAACTGGTATTCAGAAGTATTACGGATTGTTTCATCTTTCCAAGCTTCATCACGACCGGGTACCATAGACCAATGAACTTCAAATGGTACATAGTTATTATTTTTATTAACTGCATCAGTCCAAATCTTATAAAACAGATTCATACCATTAGGAGTAGAAACAATAATAATTTTTGTTTTGGTACCAGCAGTAATAACTGGATAAACTGAAGTAATAAAGTCTGTGGCAATATTTGCCGGTACGAAAGCAAACTCGTCTAAGAATACAATGTTAAACGAACCAGAACGAGCAGCTGAACCTGATGTTGAAGATGCAATGATTATAGAACCATTCTCCAATTCAACACGACCTTTGTTCCACTCTACGACACCTTGTTGTAACCACATAGGTAGATTCTCATATGCTAACTGGAGTTTACCTAGAATACCACGGGCAGTTTCACCACGGTTGGCAAGAACTGCAATTGATTGTGAATCTTGGAATAGAATAGACCAGAGGAGATATGCAACGGTTGTAGTAGTTTTACCAACCTGGCGAGGACACTTCATAATGGTAAAACGATTATTATGGAAAGTCTTAATCATGTCCTCTTGAAAGTCGTACATTTTGAAAGGTACAACACCTTCATCAAGAGTAATAATCTTAATGTATTTGGCAAAGTAAATTGGGTCTTTAGAACATTTAATATATTCTTCAACTTGTTCTTCTGTAAATTGTACTTGAACTCCCACTCGTTTTAGTAAGGGGTTATCACGGTACGATTCTTTAAGTTTAGTTGCCATCTAATAAATCCTTTGCTGGTACTTTAGCATGAGGAGTATTTAGGTTATCAGCATAATTGTTGGCCACATGATGTACCCAACATTGTTCAAAGTTATTTACAGGTACTACAGCACGATGAGAATATCCTTGTGGCACATTAACATACATGTTGCCAATATTAGCTGATTCTCTAATACCATAATTATGATATTGGCCAATGTTAGAGTACTGAGAGTTTAAATGTTCAATAACATCTTCTCTATCCATAATAAACATACCTTGATATGGTTCAGGAAGAAAAACAAATTTCTGATTATCTAAAATAATAGCATCACAAGCACCAGGTTTTTTGGTAGCATCTAATGATACTTCAATACCATCTTTATATTCAATACGGTGAATGGCAGGAATAAAATTGAAACCATTACTCTTAAATAACTTTTTGGTTTGTAACCAATATTCCAATGTTGTTGTGGTCAATTTCATATCATCTTCAAGATAAGCATAATGAGTATAGTCAGTCTTTAAAAATTCTGACATATATTTTTTATGTTCCCATGTAAGATGGTATGGGTCTTTTAATCCGTGCGCAACATTAACAACGGCTTCACATTCAAATAACTCATTACTATTAACAATAATAATGGTTTCATCTGTGGGGATTTCATTGACCGAAGCAATTACTTCATCTAGAATCTTTAATCTTTCTTCCACATAATGAAAACAAATATTCACATACAACTTCATTACATTTTACCTTTTAATAATTTACTAAGTTCACTTGTTGAACCAACAAAGATAGCTTTATCGATTGTTGTATTGCTTTCTGATTTGGATTTGGGATCCATGTCACGCATTTGTTTTTGTATGGCCAATAATTCTTTATTGGCATCTACCATGTTTTTAAGTATGGTACCGTAAACTTCAAATGCTCTTGGATGTTGACCAACTTTGGCAATTTGAAGAATTTCTTCCATTGCTTCTTTGCCTTGGTCTATGATGGCTTGTAGATTTTCTTTTGACTGTTGGTACGCATCAGTCAAGTCCTGTTTCATATCAGGTTCGTTATAGTTTTGTTGTAGAACAGGAAGTTTTTCTTTTTTTTATTCCTTAACTTCTTTTAAAGGTTCTACATCAAATACTTCAGACAATGATTTATTCAATTCATTCATTTTATAGGTTAGGAGTTTCCGTTATTGTGGTGGTATATGTATAATCACTATTGGCATTAGCAGTTAGTGGATTAGGAACAACAACAATCTTTGCAACTTGTTCATATTGTGCAGACTGTGGTGTATACGAATCAAATATGTAATTTGAATTTGAAACTAAACCAATAATAGGTTGATTTGAAACAAAATTTCCATCAATATTTGTTAGGTGTAATGTGTTGTTATCCCACAAAACAACTTTACCTGATGCTGTTGCTGACTGTGCAGAATATCCTTGGTATACTGTTTCTCCTGCTTGATATGTTCCAATTCCTGGTTGTGCCATATTAAATATAAATTTATCAGCTTGTGAAACATTACTAAAGATGTTTGTAATGGATGTTCTAATAAGTCCAGCAGTAGATGTTTTACCAAATATGAAACCTTTAACTGTAAAATTAAGTGTCCAAATAATCATTCTTGTTTCAGAATTTTTATCACCTTCATAATCAATTTCAGATGTGGCTGAATTGAGAACGATTGGCACTTCTTTAACAATTCCCATTTCAGGAATTAAATTCAATTTTAAAGTATAATCTGGTGCAAAGTATGGAAGAATGTGTTCAATAATTTGTGTACCATCTTCTATGTTTCTTACATAGATATAAAGGTTAAAATCAAAGTTATAAGGAACAGGATTGTATTGAGCAATTACACCAGAACTTGTCTGTGCAAAACTTTTAATATTGGTATTTAATTTTCTTGATACATCATATGTAAGACCATTCATTTCAAATGACATTCTTGGTAAGGCTATTTGAATTTTTTTATCTAAAGCAGGATCATCCTCTAAACGCCTTACATATAATTCTTTGGTAGCATATACAAGAGGTACTAAAAATCTTTCCGCTTCTGATAAATCCGGATTGTAACGCACCAAAGTAATATCATCAAATAGTTTACCAAAAGAAACTACGAGTTTACGAATGATGCGGTTGTATGCTATATTAGCCATTAGATATTTCCAAACGGATTAGTTTCAGAGAAATTGACAACACCTTCTGAACTTAAATCAATATGTTTGTTGTCGTATGTTTCTGAGAAAGAATTGTCTAATAAAGGATCAAAATTCATTAAAGAATATCTTGCGTTGCTGGTTGCACCAATAATTGTTCCACCATCAACAAATTCACCGGCAATATTAGTTACTGTTAATGTGTTTGAAGAAGGTATAAATGATTGAACGATAGCAACAACTGTAGCATTTGCTTGTGTTTGGTCAGCAGATTGATATACAATTTCTTTAATTTCATAATAACCAGTACCCGTACGGTGATTAATATTTAAACTCAATGTATAAGCATTGTTCGTTACAGCCAAGTCAATGTCTTGCATACCAGTAGCAATAACTTCCTGAGAGTATTTGTATTTCTCTAGGTTTAATTCATAGAAATATGGTTGAGGCCTTCCAAGCATATGGAAGTCTTTTGATTGTTCTGCAAATTTAATTTCAAACAATTCGCCAGTACCATTTAAAAATGGAATGTAAACCAAGTCACCTTCTCTTGGTCTAGTAAATGAATTCTGTGGTACTCTTTGTTGAAAACTTCTGCGTGACATAATTACATTAACATCGTCTTTAATTTCTAAACCAAATTTAGAAAAGAAGTCTTTTTTACCAATGTAATCCAATGGGTCAGAAGAAACATACATCTCAACAGGAAATGCCGATTCAAATTTCTTAACCGGATCTTCGCCGTATAATAAATCTCTGGCTTGGTCGTTGTCATTAGGAAGATAAAACGCATCGAATCCAAGAATTTTAATGGACTCTACAATTAAATCTTCAACTAGTGTTTGTTCGCCGTGAGATTTATAATTATTGAAATATAGATTGGTTGGCATATTAATTCATCAGCCATTCCAAAGGCGCACCATATTCGGTCTGCATTTCAGTTTCTAATTTCTCAATCTCACCAACAGCTTCTTCATAAATCTTATCGCCATTTAGTGTGACACCACCTGGTAATTGAATACCAGAAAACTTTTTAAGATTGTTACCCCAAGTTCTCTTAATCAAAGCGGTAGCATATTCTTTTAACCAACGGTCATTCCACACTTTTTGGTAAATTGCCGGATCAATATTAGCATACGCTTCGGCAATAACAACAGTACCAACTGGTGCTTCGGATGCTCCCCATGCCCAATCAATATACAGTCTTTGCATATGTCTTTGGAATCGAATAGGAACTTCTCCAGAGAACAACAGTTCCAGTGAACGTAAGTGCTGTGCTGTAAGGGTATAGTTGATGTATGATGCGGAGGTGAAGTCGTAGAGTTCGTTTAATCTTAGTTGATATCTTAGGTCAAACATAGAAACGGAAGCTTGTGAATCTTGTACTGGAAATATACGAGTAACACCAACGATATCCATATGGTTATTAGAAGAATCTCTGGCATCCGTCAAGTCTAGGTACTTTTGAGTAATTTCGGTTTGACCAATCTTTTTGATATAGTATACTTTTTGAGTACCATCAAAATGGTAGTCTTGCCAGTATTGAAGCGCATCATCAATACGGTCTTGAATTTGGTCCTCATCAAGGTTTAACTCGATGACCGGAAAGCCTAATCTGCGCAGGCAATAATTTTTGAAATCTTCTCTAGTGGAAATAGTAGACATTTAGTTTTCCTTGGATAAACTTATCCTATAATGGACTATTTATCTTATGTGGAATATGATAGTATTAAGTATTTACTGAGGGTAAAGCTGAAACAACTAGAGCCCAAGTATTAGCACTATCATCCCATTGATATGGATCGCCACCTGTTGGATACGGAATTGGCGGTTCCCATATCCATTTTGTGGTGTTTAAAACCCAATGTGTGTAAGGTTGTGGTGCATAAAACACATCATTTATTGGGTCATAATTATCTCCAACACTAGCAAAGTTAGCTCGTAGTGCTGGTTGACCCGATGGAGTATCACTATTAGGTAAATAATGAGTATTTGCTCTACTGTTATATGAAGTTTGAAGCCATTGTCCTGGTGAAGTATCTACAAAGGTGTCAAAAAACTCAGCCTCAGCGGCAATTGAATTTATAACTTTATTATTTAATACTTTAGCATAATGCGACATTTACTTTTTCCTTTTCATTTGATGATAATCATCTAAATGCTTGACCTTTCATCCAAGACACAGCAGAGTATCTTGTACCTTTTGTGACTGGCGTTACTTTATGTTCCACAAAACTAGGAAATACCACAATAGTTCCTTTTTTTCTAGATACCATTTCAGTACTTCCTTGTAATGATGTTTTTATAATTAAATCACCACCTTCATACATATCAGGATCAGTTAATTGTATTGAGCAACTTAATTTTCGTTGCCAATTACCTTCTTCTGGGGCAAAAGCATCAATATGCCAATCATAGAATCCACCATCTGAATATTTTCCTAATTGTACATCTTCCATACAAATCAAAATTCCATCCAGCATTCATGTTGGCACTTTTTACATAATTAAAAATAGTATCAAAAATTTCTGTTCCTGGTTTTATCCAAACAACATCAGTAATTCTAACATCATTGTTTTTTATATAATCACCTTTACCAGTACCTACTGTAGCTTCTTCAATCTCATTATTGTTAAAGTGTTCGTTAACCCACTTATCACAAACTTCTGGTTTAATTTCTGCTTCCCAAAACCAATAAGTATTTTTAAACATCATATAATCACCTTTTTTATAAAAAACCACTAACTAT